ATACCTTTCTGCATCTTCTGGAGCATACGCTATAAACATTTCGTTCTCTCCACCTGCAGATATAAATGATTTCTTGTTGTACCCAATGGCTCCACCCACGCTTTTATCATCTTTACCAACAAAGTCTATCCCGGATAACACCCCCACATCCCCACACTTAACCATATCAATATATTTTCTATTCCTGGCATATACTCCGTCTCCTACTCTTAAGAAGGCTCCATTGTAAGGATAAACAAAGTCATACCCATTTCTTAGCATTTTAACCATTTCGTACAGGTCAAAAGGAGATGCCAGAACATCAGCGTCCCAGTTAACAATGTATGGTGTGTTGGCTAAACTTGTCATTCTGTTTAACATCTTTGTCCTATGGAACTCCTTGTACGGAAATCTTACGTACTTGTCTCCATAGTCTTTGAATTTACGGGTATGCTGTTCTCCTATGATTATGTTAGTGTCGAAGCATTTCCTTAAAAAGTTAATAGATATTTTAAGGTTCTCACGCCTGTCCATATGGTCGTATCGTACAGGAATAATGAATGTTGTATCTTTCAGATCTGTTTTATAATCATCATGGCATATCCATTCCGGTTCCCAGAAGTCTTTTTCGTTATGTGTTTTGGCTAGTGGACCTGAGAATATCTTTGGAGGTCTGATGCATTTCTTACTGTTAGCCAGGAAAGCACCCCACCAAGAGAAACTGCTATTAGCCAATATATGATTCTCACACCCAGCCATAATAGCTATATCTTGCATTGGCGTTCTTTCTTCTATTATGTATTGTTTCCCCTTAAAGTGAATCTTAGCATATTCTACATCGTCTGTGCAAATGTAAAACTTGTATTTGGGATCGTTAAAGTATTTTACTATGGCTGATAGGTAGTATTCTGGGGGGAGGTTTATGTAGTTTGGATTGTTTATGTAGTCTCCTCTCCTTATGTGAATAGCAACAGTGTTGTCTCCAAGATAATCTGCAGACTTGGGCTTAAACCATTTGCGTATATCTTCTTTAATATTTTCCCAATACTTATATGATTGAAAAGTTCCAGTTAAATTAACCACACCTACATTAATATTATCTAATAAGGCAGGGTCATAATGAAAATATTTTTCTATTATTTCTACATCAGGAGTTACGTCTTTGTAAAATTCTTCTGGTAAATTTAATTGATATCTATATTTCCAATCTGTTATAATGGCTGGTTTGGATTTATATTTATAAGCTTGGCCAATAACACATGCGGCCTCTAGCATATTGTTAGCCAATCGACCATATGTATTTAATTTTTTGAATGTGATATATTCCATAAAATGTATAGTAGAATTATCCTAATCCAGTTTATTCTTAAAATATTTATGAGCTAAATGATAGTCAACATCATTAAACGCCACATCGCTGTATCCTGCCATATGATCTACTGGCCAAGGAATAAGTGCTAAACAATTAAATACAGGATGTACCTTCAAAGCATAGAACTCGTCAATCCCATAAGTGTATGTTGCGTTTTCAATGATATAGTCATATAAATTATCGGCAATAATATAAGCATATGTGCCAGAAATTTGATTGGCTTTATAAACGTATGGATTGTCTGTGGGTGTTATGTCTTTGTCTGGAAATTCAAAATGTCCACCAAGATATAACATGTCAAAACCTCTGTCCACGGAATTCACTCTTTCTACGAAGTCCTCAGCTAACACTATATCATCCTCAAGAACAACAATATACTTGTATTGTTTTTCCTTAGCATGTTTGATGAGGCTTACATGAGATGTTAAACACCCCAATATTCCTTGTGCGTTACGTTCTCCATACTTCCTACTGTCTTCCGGTACTTCGAGGGTTCTACCATCTGTAGCTTCCCACCTGGTAAACGTTAGTCCAAGATTATCTAGTTTGGTTTTCATGTCGTTTAACCTATCTGTACGATGAGGAAGATTAACAACGAATATTGGTATGTCAGCTATTTTAATCATATATGTGTGTTTTAAGGCTCATATGAGCGTTTGTGACAGCTTTAGATTCAAAGTTAAGGTTTTTGTTGTCTTTTATATTATATCGCCCTCAGCGCCCTCTGAGGAAGCCACAGGGTATAAATTATCTTTGTTTGTTTGTGTTATATAACCATACATAATTAATATTAGGATAAAAAAAGTTCTTGCGTTCATGCATAGACCTAAATCTTGCGTTATCAGTGACTAAACAATCTACGTTAATGTGTTTGTTTCTTTTCAGGGCAGATGCTAATGAATGTCCACCAGAATTAAGACATATATACCTCTTGCATGAAGATATGTAATTACATAACTCATATATATTGTTTACCGTGATAGTATCATTTACGTATATTCTGTCACTGCATATCTTTTCTCCTACTATCTGCACTAACCCCCCCTGCTTATCCAAGTATTCTTGTAAAACATTCTCATCATAGTCTCCTTCTCTTTTACTTGTTTTACATGACATGTCTACGAGTGTGATATCGGATAGTTCTGGGCAAAGGACAGGTTGATAATATATTATCGGATAATCATTTGTATAAGGTAAAAAATTTGCAATCTCCCAATTGCCAATAAAGGATCCACATACGTTCTTTGGTTCACGTCCTATTATTTCTCCACAGTTTCCGGGTTTATCCATCTTACCTTTAACAAATGGACTTAACCCCCACACCAACTCATATACTTCATCACTGCATGGAGTCTCTGCACTTATGTACACATCGTATCCCTGTTGGTGGAATAATGATGGTAAAGTACTGTGCTGTAAGCTATCACCAAGTCCATCATGCCACGATCTAATTATTTTGTCCATATCCCGTAGCTACATTGATGAGTATGAAAGTCATGTATCCCTTGTCCTGCCTCATAATATTGAACACAATCTCCGAAATGTCCTATAAAGAAGCCCATAGTAAATTCATGGTGATGAGCTTTATCTTTTCCGGCTTCTATTGGTTCAAAGAAACGAATTATTTTAGAAGCTTTTTTTGCCTTGTCAATAATAATGTTAGGGTCTAACACGTGTTGAAGAACGTTCATTAACCACACCTCATCTACTTTAGGAAAGTCTATTTCTTCTGCTGGTTTTGTTAATAGAGTGAATCCGGCTTTATCACATGTGTTTCGTAGTAATGATGATGGCATGGGTTCTATTATGTAGCAGTTACCGTGGTTATGACAGTAATCTAAGGCAGAAAAATCTGCTGGTCCTATCTCTATTATGTCCTTCTCCTGCAGGTCTGGATTTATTTGTAGGTAGTGGAAGTAGTTTCTGTAAGAATTTTTGTAGTGTTTTCTTCCTTCTATCTCGTCAAAGATATGATGTCTACGTTCCTCTATTTGTCCTAATTCCCATTTACTTCTTTCTATCATTTTATTTCCCATTTATGATAAGCGTGTTCTTTTATTTGCCCTTCCTCCCATTGGCTTATGGGGACATCTTTAAATTCATAAAATCTTAGCGCAGGAAACCCACGAATCTTTAGTTCGTGGTAGGAATGCGCCTGCTTTCGCATTTCCAAAGTTAGTAATATTTCTAATATCAGAAAAAAGTATTATCTTTGCCTTATGAAGTTGACGTTGAAAATAAAACTTTTGCCTACTGGTGAACAGGCTAACCTGCTTCTCGATACGATGAAGGAAGCTAATACTGTTTGTAATGCTATTTCTGATGTGGCTTGGCAAGAGAAGATTTTTAATAATTTCAAACTCCATCATCGAACATACCACGCTTACAAGGCTACGTTTAAACTTTCTTCTCAAATGCTTATCAGGCAAATAGCTAAAGTTGCTGATGCTTATAAGCTGGATAAGAAAACTAAACGTACTTTTAATCCACTTGGCAGTATCGCCTACGATAGTAGGATAATGACTTACAAGCCTGACAATGTGATTTCTTTGTGGTGTATTGGTGGCAGACAAAAGATTGATTTTGTTTGCCACAATCCTGCTTATATTCCTTACATCAAAGGGGAAGCTGATTTGGTTTACAAGAAAGGTAAGCTTTACTTGTTTCAAACTGTTGATGTACCCGAAGAAGATGTTGAGGACGTAGAAAGCTTCGTGGGTGTGGATTTTGGTTTGGTTTCGATTGCCACACTTAGTAATGGAAAAGAATTTAACTCTAAAATACTTCAAGAATATCGAGAAAAAAGACAAAAAGTAAGAAGCTCCGTTCAAAGCAAACGCACAAGAGGAAGTAAAAAACTCTTGAAAAGGCTCTCTGGCAGAGAACGCACCGCGGCTTCTATTATCAACCACACGATTGCTAAACAAATTGTTCAAATTGCTAAACAAGAAAACAAAGGCATTGCCCTTGAGGATTTGAAGGGTATACGATTTTCTTCTTTGAAAAAAGGCAAAAAATTTAGAACAAGGGTTGGTAAGTGGTCTTTTAATCAGTTGCGACAATACATCTCCTACAAAGCCGCATTGAATGGCGTGCCTGTTATTTTGGTTAACCCAAAATACACAAGCAAAACTTGCAGCCATTGCCATCACATAGGCATCAGGAAAGGAAAGGTGTTCGAATGCAAAAACTGCGGAAACAATATGGACGCTGACATAAATGCCAGCATAAATATTGCTACGCTGGGCTGTTCCGTAAACAACAGTGAAAAGTCGAGTATGTATAGCTGTGCTTTGCATTATTCAGATTTAAAGCCCATTGGTCTTTTAGCCAACGGGTAGTTTACTTCTTTCTTTTTCTTAGCCATTTTGCAAGTGGATATGTGGGTTCACAATCTGCATGATTATAATTATCACTAAAATATTCAGCAAACTCAATCATGTCCTTTTTATTAAATTGAGGTTTATTCTCTTTTATATATTGTTCAGCTTTTTCTTTTGATGAGAATATTTTATAATTATTAGAATAACGTGGAAATTTTGAAATGAACGTGCCTTGCATTATAATATCATCAATATTATTTATATCTAAATAATAATAAACTTGTCCATCACAAAGTTCTTTACCATCTTCTGTCTTTAAAGTTGGTTGTTTTATTTTAATGATTGCTCTTAATGGTGTTGAAAAATGACCAAAATGAACATTCATTTCGTTCTTACTTATAAAAAACTCTTTTATTTCATCTGATTGAGAACAAGATTGAATTATAGATGAATGAACATTTTCTCCCAATGTAAATATTTCCCCGTCCGATAATCTTTTTACTCTGTAAATACCCCATAATCCTTGGTTAATATATCCAATCATTTGATCATAAGTAAACCTATGCCCTCCATGCCAAAACGAATCTCCATCTAAAAAACATCTTCCTAGTGGTCCTTTTTCTACCTCCAATACTTCCCAGTCCTTAGTTTTTGAAGTTGGTTGTTCTGTTTTAGAAATGGCTTCTATTTTTGATTCAGAATATTCAGATATAACTACAAGATTATTACCGAAAATATTAGAACGATGCCCTATTTTAAATCCTAAAATTTTTCCAGCATCACGCCCTTTTATGTTTACCGTGTCCCCTATCTCAAATATTTCTCCGTCAGATAAACGTTTTACTTTTGATATTATATGATGTTCAGAATGTAAAAAGAATTGTTCATTATTAGGAAGTATGTTGGGATTTAGTGGTTCAAATCTATCTTCGGAGCTTGAAACTTTGATAAACCGAAAGTAATCAAATGGTTTAGTAGACCTAAATTCCAATATTTCCCAATTCTTCTCTTCTTCTTCAGAAAACAAAATTTTATATTCTCTTTCTCTGAGATAAAAATTGAACCCGCCGTATTTAATACATGCTAATGATCCACTTATTAATTTTTCACCATACGTTTGATAATTGTTAAGATCAATATCTATTTTCACATTATTAGGAATATAAACTAAAGAATCAATGAAATGATCTCCATGTATATTACCGTTTTTTATTAATTTATCACAGGCATTATAAAATAATGAACTTAATTTAACCCTCTGTTCTAATTCGAATTTATCTTCCTTTATGTCTTCTAAATATGGGCCAACATCACTAATAAAATCAAAAACACGACCTATATTTGGAGTAACCATTAATCCTTTATCAAGAGTTATTATTAACCTAGCTTTTTTTGAGTTTTTAGTTCCAAATAAAACTCTATTTTTCATTTTATAAAATCTTATATTGGTTTCATCTGTAATTCTGGCCGACAATATATTATAGCAGTTACCATACTTATCCATAAAATCATCTAATGATAAACCTTTAATATATGCTTTTTCATCTTGGAATGATTTAATTTCTATTATTGTATTTGAATAATCTTCTTCAATTTTATCTTCTAATGGTTCTACACAATTAGATATATGGTCATCATGTAAATGAGCTACATCAAAAAAGTTTTCAGCAACGCATATTCCTTCATCTAAAGTTATAAAGCCTGACTTATCTTTTATTCCAACTATAAGACCTTTTTTAATACGCAACCATTTTATATTAGTTTCATTCGAAGATTTACATATTATTAAATCTTTATGATTATAAAAGCGTTTTTCAATCTCATCAATAGATAAACCCTTAATAAATGTTTTTCTTAAATCTCTCCATCCATGACAATGGAATTGGAGTTCATAAACCTTCTCCGATTTATCCTCTTCTATTACTTTATGCTTTTTCATTACTTTTAAGATTTAATATTTCGTTTCCGTTTATAAAGTTGCAGTGATAAACTACCCACCGACTAAAGATCGGATGGGTTTTAAACCTGACAACGAATGCAAAGAGCAAAACATAGTCGATTTTACCGGGTTGTTTACAGTTTTTTCAACTGTTTTAATTGCTCAGCTACCTTATTTGAATATTCAATAAATTCATTTGATAAGGCAACTGTTTTTCTTTCTTCACATCTTTTTAAAATCCATTCTTTACCCAAAATTAATTGTTGTTGTTTTTCAATACTAAAAAGTAAAATAAATTCTATAAAATTATATAAATCTTCTTGGTTTGTTAATCTCCATGAAAACATAGGCTTGTTAGTAAAATGTTTTTTAGCACTTATATGTCCATTGAAATATTTGGAGTATAATTCTAAGGAAGGGTTATTTGCTGATGATACAGCTATAATTAAACGTCGACTTAATCGTCCTGAATATCTGGATTCCATTCTAATACATCCCTCACCATCGAAATGTCCAGATAAATACGCTTTTATTTCTTTTGGTATTTTCGTATGGTATATCTCTATTTCAGGATATGAATATATCTTCATTCTGTTAGCCTTTGTTTTTACAGCACTTCTTGTTTTATTAACAAGCACAGCAATTCTATCAAAGTCGTATTCTGATTTTATACCCTTTAATAATTCCGTTTGTTCTTTTGTCCAATTATACATAGTATCTTTTTTCTACAAAGATAATAAAAAAATACCCAAACTAAGCAAGTATCAGAAAATAATTACTAATTTTACTAACAATTTAATTATGAGGCGGCAATTCCTCCAATCGACACTTTGTGATCAATTGGTTTCCTTGCCGAAATTTTTATGAATATCTGAGTGCTGCTACAGCATCATCTGGACAATCGCAATTTACAGCTACAAGGGTTATCTTACCTACCTTTTTCATCTGGGTATAAATTTTTAACCAAATCACTTTGCCAAAATTCTTTAGTATCTATATTTATTATGGTTAATTTTCCTTCCCATCCGGCGCCTTGATCAATATTCCATAAATTACGAATATGTACAGGACTTAAATCACTTTTAGTTCTTGATGTTGTTGTGTGACCAATATAAATTTCATCATAATCTTTTACCTCAAAAATAGGAGAAAATAGATAAGACCAAAATAAATCTCTGTCCCACGTTAAATCATATATAGATTGCTTAGAAATATCCTTCACTAAAGAAAAACCTCCATGAACAAACAATTTATTATCTTTTGTTATATAATAAGGTTTCGCATTCTCAAGAAATTTCTCATGTTTTTGTTCATAATTTGAATCTTGTACTCTATAATAAGCATTTAAAGTGGCTTCTCCTCCTTGGGACGTCCATATTCTTGGTTTATTGTAAGTTTTGAAATAATCCAACAACCACCGATCATGATTTCCTAAAATATAAATTAGATTTTTAAACTTCATAAGTTCTTCAAAACATTCAGGAACTTGACTCCATCCATCAGCTACATCCCCCAAGCTTATTAATAAATCATTATCGTAATCTATCCCTGATTTTTCAATAACCTGCATTAGCGCTTTATATGCACCATGAATATCTCCCAAACAAAATCTTTTTATTTCCATATTGTAGGTAAATTTTTATATATTTCTATGTTCGTAAATTCTTTCGATTCTTCAATTTCCTGAGTATTTGCCCATTCAACCATCTTATTAATTCCATCCCATATTTGTGTTTTATTTATGGAAGGAAAATGTTTCTTTATTTTATCAATAGAACAATATACATTGTGTACTTCATTTCTGGCTTTAACGTGCATTATTTGTTGATGAGATCCCATAGCACGCTTTACCATTTCTGCTATATCGTTTACAGAATATGCTTTTTCTGCTCTTATGTTAAAAATTTTATTATACATTTCAGGTTTAAAAGCAGATTGAGCTATTTTAGGGGCTATGTCCCCTATAAATGAAAATGCTCTTGTCTGAGTGCCGTCTCCGAACACGGTCAATGGCTTATCAGAAAGAATTTGATTAATAAAAATACCAAGAACATTTCTATATTTATCGTTGAGTCGTTGTCTTGGCCCGTAAATATTGTATGGGCGAAAGATAATGTAATCTAGTCCAAACATTTTTCTTGCGGCTTTTATATCAAGTTCTGTGGCATATTTAGCTATACCATATGGGTCTATGGGTTGTGGCTGTGTTTCTTCTGTAAACGGTGGTTCTGCATCTCCATAACAAGCGATTGAACTAAAAAAGATAAGTTTTGCTTCATGTTTTATGCATTCATTGATAATATTCATAGAACCCACCACGTTGTTGGTATAATTGAAATTACGGATAAAATGAGAGAGTCCTTCGGCAGCATAAGCAGCCAAATGAAATACATATTCAAATTTATGGTCTATAAACATCCAACTCATTTGTCTTTTGTCATTGACTGTCATCTGGTAAAAGTGAGATTTCCTGTTTATATTGTTCGTGCTTCCCCCGCTTAAATCATCCACGACATAAACATCATGTTTGAGATTTATGAGTTCGTCAACTATATGAGAACCAATAAACCCTAAACCTCCGGTTACAAGTATATTACTCATTGAATATTCCTTTTGGTTTTAAATCATTAATATCACTATCTATATTTTTAATATATTCATAAATAGTTTCATCTATGCTCTCTAAATATTCATCATATAAACCCTCGCTTAAACCTTCGCTAAAAAGAGCAAAACCAACATCATAATAAACACAATATCCCTGCTTACACATAATCTTCCCAATTCATTAATGGACTCATTTGATTATTTACATGTGTTGAATATCCCGGTATAGAAGATACCAATAATTTTCCCTCATCAGAAAGAGCGTTGAATCTTCCGGTGTCGTTACTTATTCCTCCCGGAGTGTTACTGCTCCAGGCTATGTGCGTGTTCATGTCTTCCATTAAATCTCCGTATTTCACAGCGAAAGTGTTTGTTGTTGATGGCGTTGTTCTCCAGTGGCATGATTTGGTAACAAAAATTTTAGATTTTAATTCTCCATAATCATTATATTTATCTGGATGATCATACAACGTCACATATCTCGCACCAGTTTCAAATCCTTCCAACAAAACTTCGCACCAATTTTTTCTGTGAAGATAATCATCTTCCAAAACATAAACAATAATTTCTTTGTTTAATTTTTGATTTTTAATAATATCCATTAAAGCAAGATAGCTATCGGCTTCATTTCCGCAGTTGATGTCTATGGTGTGCCAGTAATGAAGAAACGTATCTTTCTTTTCCCCGAACGCTTCATCATAAACTACAACAAGCTGTGCTAATTCCGGGTTTATGGTGTGAAGCAGGTTATGAAATATTTTTTCTTTATCAAACCACACCGGCCTGTCCCGATTGTCCTCTTTAGAACATGGAGAATAAAAACATTGTCTTAAAAAAATAACTATTTGTTTATCGTTCGTCATGGTTTCTTAGCTATTAAGATGGCATCTTTCCAACATGAATTCTCGTCAACCCTTGCCTCAAGAACATCAAATCCTATCCATTTAGCTATTGCTTTCATTCCATCTTCATAAAACCTCCAGCAGTCAACGGGGAATCTGTGTACCTGTCCTGTGCTTGGTACTATTATACATAAATATCCACCAGGTTTTACAACCCTTGCAATCTCCGTAGCTAATTCCCAGAAGAATTCTACGTGTTCAAAAACCTGACCTGTAATTACCACATCGAATGTATTCTTGGCAAAAGGAAGGTGATACGGACTATTAATAACCACATCCACATTATCCCCGGCAGCCATATCACAACCTGTATATGTCCACGCGGGAACATCAAATATTGGCCGATATGTTCCGCTATCCACTACCTCCATAGAACCAACATCCAAAATATTTAACACCTGATCTTTATTTAGGTGTTTTTCGGCGAACTGCCCCATCATATAGTAACTATTCCAATGCATTTTTTCTAAATAAGTTTAATATTTTATTCGTATCTTGATTTTTTCTTAAAGTTTTTCACAATCCATGTTTTTAAAGGATAATCAGGTTTTCCCCAATACAAACCTGTATCGTTAAAATTCAACCATGTTTTCCCGGCTATAGCAACCTCTATATCCTTATAAGTGTCCTGTTTAAAACACGTGGTTCTGTTCTCATAAAAACCCTCGAATCCAACTTTATAATCATTCTCCTCCACCAATGGTTTTCCTGAATACTCATCAGGATAAAGATTAAAATATAGTGTGGCAAGAGAATATGGCCGTGCCTGTTCCCAAAACTTATATTCATTGAACATTTGTTTCAATAAGTCTCTCTTATAAATTAAAGGGAGATGATGTTCAAAGCTGTACTTTGCTTTATGGAGAATATATGCTTGGTTGGTGGTTTTCCCATTATGAGAAGACTGGTTTACCTTAAATAGTTTATTTGTATAGTGTAGCCAAGGCACATTCTTTATCCCCGTTTTATCTATTTGTTTAAGGAGGATAATATCATCATATATATAACAAAACTCTTCCGGGCATTGTTCTGAATTGACGTATATATAAACTTTGTTTAAAACATCAAAGTAATTTTCAAACGGCCTGTGTCCGTTGTTTATTTTTAATAGCATGTCAGGATAAAATCTCTCTATTTGTTCTGAATATCCTTTGTACCATTCAGGGGTAGTGGTTGAATAAAGAACTACATCAAATTCATCCACAAAATTAGCTTGTAAGGATCTGAGCATATATTTAAGCTCATTATTCCCCCACAGACTATTAATTCCTAATGGAACAAAAAATATCATATCAAATTAAATATAACTATTATAAGCATCCCACAAAGTCCAACCCCAAAAACTAATATTGTTTCTATGATTACGATTATTTTAAAAATATCGCATCCTTTTAAGTAATAAGATTTGTCATTAAAAATCTGATCAAATACGAACATTTTTAGAAATCCTGTGCCAATCAGAGATATAAGTGACACGATTAAAATAAGTTTGAATATTTCGAACATAGCTTTAAAATTTAAGGTTCCAAAGTTAACAATTACTCCATCATTGCCTTTCCCAATGACAAGAGCGTAAACATAAAAGAATTATACTCCAAACTACCAACAATTATCACACATGGTACATACATCGGCAAGTACAGAATATACACTAAAAGTATAATGATAAAACCTATAAATCTAATAATTAAATTCATCTATATATAGTTTGTTAATAAATTAAGTATGTCGTGTATCATCTGTTCTTCCTCCCGAACCTCCGCTTTAATCATATAAAGATAAAATTTAACATAAGACACTTTAAGCCCTTTTGCTATAGATTCTATCATTTTAAGCGTTGGAATGCGGGTGTTTGTTTCAATTAAGCACAGATAAGATTTCCCAATACCAGCTCTTCTCGCCAGTGTTTTTTGGCTAATTTTTTGTGCTCTTCTGAGGTCTCTTATAGCCGTTCCGATTTCCATTTCCGTTTCTTAAAAGAACAGTTAGCTTATCAAAAGATATGTTTGGGATGCCTATAATACTTTAAAAGCTTCCACCGTAAAGTTATGCAGGACAACAGACGGATCAATGTTCTGCCTGTTTAATTCCTGCAAATCATCCTCACTCCAACACCCAAGCTCGAATTTGGTGGCCGGAGGCCCGCCCTTAAAATATTCAGCGGGTAAAGGGCGGCTTATTAAGTAAGCCTTTACTAAACAATCCCTTAATGTTCCTATGTCTATATGTTTCTTTTTTGCCTTCATGGGCAAAAGTGTTAGTAACAATGCAAATTTAGTAATAATAATTTTGATTAAATGTTGTGTCTGGATAAAAAGAAATGGTATCTACCACAATAATCTTCCATACAGAATCTGGCATTACAAAAAGAGAATCATATAATTCATGAAAAGAAGTATCCACCTCAATACTATCAAGAATAACATTCTCTACATCATTTTCAAATGATGCTCTCTCAATAAATGCCAAGGCGTCATTTTTATTAGTAAATATCGCCTCGTGATTACATTCATTTGTTGTATATGTATCATAATTCCATTTAATTATTCTGTCAAATTCATCGAGTTCACAAAACGGAATCCCCTGATATATTACAACTAAACACCAAGTTACTATATATTTCCACATATCAAACCCCCTTCTGCCCAAAATATGGTCTCCAAAAAGGCACGTCCCTGGGCGGTATCATTATGGTCTTTTTGTTTCTCATGTCGTGTGCCGGACGGGGGTTTCTGTGTTTTATAATAAATCTTCCGAATCTGGAAATATGTACTTCAATCTTATTTTCAAGATTCTTTTTGATCTCACCAAAGGTAACGTTGACAATAAGGTCTACAGTCTCTTTGTCAACTCCGGTTTGTTTTGCTACATTTTTTACTAATTTTAATGTGTTCATATCGTTAATTTTATATGACGGAGCGTAAAACCCATCGGTCTTTAGCCGATGGGATGTAAGCGGCTCCTGTTACACTTGCATTTTGTAAATTTAAACAAAAAAATTGTTTTGTCAAAATAAATTGTATCTTTGTGTTATGTTGAAAGGAATGAAATATAGACTATACCCTACAAACTCGCAAAAAGAGTTAATAGCCAAGCATATTGGAAGTAATAGGTTTGTGTATAATTTAGCCTTAGAAACAAAAAACACAGCATATTTAGGTTCTAAACACAACTTTTCCCCTTTTGATTTAATTAAGCAACTACCTGAACTTAAAAAAGAATGTGAATGGCTAAAGGAAGTTAATAGCCAATCCTTGCAACAAGCTATACAGAATATGGATATTGCTTTTAAGAAATTCTTCAAGGGTGCGGGATTTCCGAAATTCAAATCAAAACATAAAAGCAAACAATCTTTTGCTGTTCCACAGAATGTCATTATAGAAAATAACCTTCTAATTATTCCTAAGTTTAAAGAAGGTATTAAAATTGTTTTGCACCGACCAATAAAAGGAAATATTAAAAGTGCAACGGTAAGTAGAACGCCTACTGGAAAGTATTTTGCATCTATATTGGTTGATACTAACACTGAAAAACCTACTAAAGCACCTATCAAAGAAAACAGTACTATAGGTATCGACCTTGGAATAAAAGACTTCGCCATTACATCAGAAGGTGAGGTATTCGATAACCCAAAATATCTACACAAAGCACAGAGCAAATTAAAATATGTACAACAAAAATATTCAAAGAATAAAGGCAAACGCACTAAACAACACCTTGCCTTGCTACATGAGAAAGTAATCAATAAACGCAAAGACTTTTTACACAAAACATCTACTAAGTTAATTCGTGAGAACCAAACGATTTGCTTAGAAGATTTAGCTGTTAGTAATATGGTGAGAAACCACAATTTAGCACAAACAATAAATGATGTTAGCTGGTCAACTTTTGTAGCTATGTTAGAATACAAGGCAGGCTGGTATGGTAAAAACATTCTAAGGATAGGACGTTGGTCGCCATCGTCAAAGACTTGTTCTAATTGTGGGCATATCAATAAAGGACTTACGCTTAAAGACCGTGAATGGACTTGTCCGAAGTGTGGTTCTGTTCTTGATAGGGATGTTAATGCTGCTTGTAACATAAAATCTTTTGCTCTTAAAAATAATTTGTCTGGGGAACACAGACTTAAAAATCGTGGCGAACTGCCCTCGTTAGAGAGAGTGTTGACCCACGAAGCCCAACCCATCGCCTCTGGCGTGGGTGGGTAGTTCACCTGATTAATAATCGTCCTATATCTGCCCAAGGTCTATAATATTGATTGTTAAAAATTCTACTTGTAAGCTCTCTTTTCAAAGATTGATTTCTTTTTTGAGATGGAAACTGAAAAAGAAAATCTTTTTCTATATTACTCACTTTCCTGTTAAAATCTTTTTCTGTGTCTGATAAATTTTTGTATGTTTTTAACCCGTTTATAATAGCTGCGTGATCTCTCTTATTAAAAATACGAGCTATATTGATTTTTGAGACATTAAGGTGATTAAACAGATTATACCAAACAACAAATCTTCCAATAGGGATATTCCCCTCTCTTGATTTTGAAAACAACTCATCCTTTGTTACATCAAAATCCTCGCACACACGATTAATTAACCACACCAGCCTTCTTTTATTTGCAAAAGATAAATTCACAATTTTATTATTTGTATCTGTTCCCTTACTGCCTGGTTAAATGTTTTGCTTACGTTAATTGCCCTTATAAGGTCTGTTCCGTTAAGTGGTATTTTTCCAGACAAAAGGGAAGATGTCATGAGACTCCCCATAGCCTCTGCGTGGCCTACGCCTATTGAAGCGTATGGAAGCTCACAAGACAAGACAGTAAAATTATTATCAATCTCAAAAATCTTTTTGCCTGTGTTTATTAATATATTCCACAATCCATCAAGCGTAGATACCACATCATTATCCCTTAAATGATCAATAAAATTTGTATATACAAAATCTTCATCAATTAAATCTTTTGCTACAGGATTAAATTGTGTTTCATTAACCATCTTTCTTAGCTCATGAATTATTATTGTCTTCCCCGCTACCCCTATTAGAATATCCTCATGTTTGAATATCTTTTTATATTCAGTTCTATAAACACTACAATCATCATAAAAACATGAATCAGATGCTATCCACGCCCCATCTTCCGATATAATTGTTGCTACTACACTCATGAATGTTTAATTAAAAATGTTCCAATTTCAAGACATTGTTCTTTGGGAATTGTAATTTGAATAACAACATCTCCATTGTTATTTTCTATCCAATTGGCCTTGTCAAGAGTAAAAGTGCGTCCTTCTTTTGAAATTTCTTTATAGATATTATTTTCTATTTCTCTTTCTGTTTCTTCTATTATATCCTCAGTAGATTGGCCGTCAGAAAGAATGTTATTGTTTGGTGATTCTTTGATGTTTGGTGTAGTTGGCGAAGGATTGACGCTTTCTTTTGTCGGCTCAACAGGCGATAATTTACCTGCCCTTTTAAGTTTACTTCCAATTTTTAATAAGTCTTTCATATAAAGTTTCCGTTAGTTTCGAAAACAAAGTACTGAAATATATTTTTAATAAACAAATATTTTTGATAAAAAATTGATAAAATAATTGCTTAAATATTTTTTCATGTGAATATTTTTTCATAATATTGTTAACGGACAGCGGTATGGGTAGTTTGCCCAACACATATCACAGAACTTAATTTGAAATACTTAACTTAAAATATAGTGCGATGGAATGGATAAACATTAAAACACAGCAGCCAAAAGAAAGTGACGGGATAATATTATGTAGATTAGAAAATAAATTTGTAGAAATATGTTATTTTGATGATGACGAAAAAGAACTTTCTAAACCTTGGAGATATGATAAATACGATACAACTACATGTAAAATTAATAGAATTACCCATTGGTGTAAAATAGAACAACCGAGCGTTGGCAGTAATAAGGGCAAAAAAAGAATTTGCCCAAAATGCAAAGGCACTGGATATATTATGCATCCAGAATTAGGTCATAGAGTGTACGAACAACGCAATTGCGATAATGGGCAAATTTGATTGCCTGACCGCTTGCGACATTACTGCCAACTACTTTATATAAGTAATTCAAAATTTTTCACTAATACCTGATTTTCAGGCATAACTCCAATTTAAAAGAAAAATTTGCCAACAAGAAAGAAGGATGTTTTGCATCCTTTTCGAATGTTGTGCCAAATTTATGTGTGAATAATTTTAAAAAGAATAAAAAGCCCACCAGTTACACCAATTGGCGAGCTATTGAAAGTGTGAAATTAAAACGCCTCTAATACTGGTTCATTTTTTTTAAATGTAGTTGTTTTTTCTGGGGTTTTAGGGTCTTTTATAATTTCATATTCAACAACAAGTCTATATCTTTCATCATCATCTCCCTTAAAGAAAAATTTAGGATTTATTTCATAATATCCCTTATGAATTCTTTTTAATAATTTATTTTCTACAAGTCTGGTTAGTGCATTTGATACAGATTGTGTGTTTTTAAGATCGAGTTCTTTTATTATTTCTTCTTTTTCTGCTTGTTGAAGATAAAAAGGTTTATTATTCCAATCTAACTTTTTCCAAATATAGACCATTACGCTATATTGAACAAAATTTTCAATTTTAAGTAATCCTCTCAAATCATCTAAAAAAACCTTGATAAAGTTTTCTCGTTTTACGGCTTTGGTTATTTTATTTTCCATAATTAGATATTGTTATTTTCCGCAAATATATGAATTATTAATTAAATATACCACCAGACAAATTATTTTTTGAAAAAAATTAGATTTTCCATAAATAATGTAAAACAAGATAACGATTTATGGAAGATTAGATAATGATTCGTGGAAGATTAGATAACGATACGTGGAAAATCTCGCTCTGTACCACGCATGAATAAAAGAAAATCGCATATCTATATCTATATCTATATCTTATTAAAAGAAGAATATAGTATATATGAATATATGTAGTGGTATATTATAATGTTATATATATTAAGAATGTAGGTGGTATTATTAATGCCTAAGAAAATTTTTATAAAATGGAGCGTAAAACCCATTCATCGCTTTTTAGCGTGGATGGGATGTAAGCGACTCCTTTAACACTTACATTTTTAATAATTTTGACAAATATATTGATAACTTGTCTTGATTTTTAGTATATTTGCACTTATGAAGGGATACATATATTTAACGATTTGTTTAGTGAATGGTAAAAAATACATTGGACAAAGCATAAACCTACGAAATATTAATACATATTTAGGAAGTGGAATTGCTTTTAAATGTGCTGTAAAAAAATACGGCAAAGATATGTTCGTGAAAACTATATTAGTTAATGATGTGAATTGCCTAAATAGATTAAATGAATTAGAAAGGGAATTTATACTAAAATACAATTGCATAGCTCCTAAAGGATATAATTTAGATTTAGGGGGAACTAATAAGGGTAGAATGTCAGAAGAAACAAAAGCAAAAATGATTAAATCTAAAACAGGTAAAAAGCACACCCAAAAACAAAGGGAAGCAAGTATTAAATGCCATACTGGACTAAAGCTATCAGATGAAACAAAAAAGAAAATATCTGAATCAATGAAAGGGAAACCAAGTTGGAATAAAGGGAAAAAGATGCCTAAAGGACATTCAGAAAAAATGAGAGAAATAATGACAGGTAAAAAAATGAAAAAGAAGCAAATAGAAATGTTTGATAAAGACGCATCCCTAACTATTGTTTGTAATGGAGTGGTTGATGCTGCTGACAAATTAAATGTTTCCATTGGTTCTATTTCTCTTTTATGTTCTGGTAAAATATCTCATATTAAACATAGGTATTATTTAGTCAAAGTGCTGACTCCTGAAGCCCATCCCATCGCCTTTGGCGTGGGTGGGTAGTTCACTCCACCCATTACGAACAGACTTTCCTCTATTTAGCATTCTTTCGTTTAAGTAAACACTCCCCATGTTTAAATATATTTTTTAGGATAACTTTTCAACAACTCTTTCTTTTTATTGTAAAATATACTAAAATCAGTTTTTGAATATTCTTTTTTATAATTTTCTCTTCCTTTTTCTGTTCCCTGGTCAATAAGGGTGTGTTCAATCGGGACCAATTGCATTATATTATCCGGGTTATATCTGAATAAGGGATATTGTTTTTTGGGGAGAATGTGTGCAAACATATTCAGAAATAAATTGTGATTTACTTTAGTTAAATCTCTTCCACTTATTTCAGATCTGTGAGGACGATTTTTCCATATCCATTTAAACATACTCAACTCAGATTTGAATCCCCACTGAAACACATCAAAGTCATACTTATTTTTTGACAAGCATTTATTTCTTTCTTTGACGGATTTCTTCTTTATTGTTCGTACAATATCACTTCTCAGGAATTGATGTATTTTACAATATCCTTTCCCTGTATTTTTATCTGTTCCGAAAACGTTGTAATTACAATCCGGCGCACTACAAATTCTCATTAATCTTCAAATTTATGCAAATCTATTTTTCTAACCGGAAAAGAAAAATTAGTATCATCAATTCGTCTACCATTGTAGTAAAGTTCTTTTATGTGCTCACCCCAATTAGATAAAAAGAAAAACCCATCGTTTTTAAATGCATATTCATATTCATCTATCATTCCCATTACGTCTGCATTATGGTAAATCTTAATATGATTTCCATTTTCCAAATAAAATTCTGCTAAACTCATAATTATAAATTTTCTGTTTCTTTTTTCTTCTGATGTCTGACCCTGTATTCTTTACGCTTGTAGGCATCAGCACCACTAAGCAAATAGTTGTTAATATCGGAAATTGTATCCATAAATCTTTTCTTATGCCTGTTTTTTTTATATGAATTTGTTTTTTTTACCGAACACCTCTCCAAATGAGTTCCCTTGTCTATTCCTTGTAAATAGATTGTTTTGTAAATTTCCAACCTACTTTCTCTTGACAGGGGTTGAAGCAAAAATGATTTATCTATTTCTTCAAAATTTATAATCATGGTATAAAGATAAAAAAAATAATTGAGAAAAAATTGTTTTTTATTAAAAATTTACATAAGTTTGTCAAGAAAATTTGTGGTGTTTAACATGTAAATAATTAAAGTATTGGAAGCTAACGAATTAAAGGAAGAATCGCAGAAATTTATTATTTATCTGTATAAGCACTTCATAAAAATACGAAACATTATTGAAAATATACGTAATCGTAAAGATATGATAGATGCGGATGACTGTGATGTGATCGAGCCATTACACGAACACTTCCTAGAAGAAAGGCGCATGGCTGATGACTAACGGAAGCTGAAACTCCCCTTCGGGGGAGCTTCTTTTTAAAATTAAAGAGATGGAGAGAGAAAATATTCTTAAAAGTGATGAATACTGGGATGAAAAGATTGAATTGGATTTTTATGGTTTTATGGGAAAAGAACTAAAAAAACAATTAAAATCTGATATATTGAAAATGAAAAATGAACTCATTAAAATATTAGAAAAAAAAATGGAAGCACCAATGACTTATTTTATGAAAAAAGTTTTAGCTAACCCTATCGCAAAAAATATTTTTTTTAAAAAAATACAGAGTGATGAGAAAAATTTAACGATATCAAAGAATAATAATCAAATGAAGGTATTTGCTTTTTTATATAATGATTGTATTTACGAGAGCGCAGCAGCAACAGTCAGCTTGCATTTAACAAGAAAAGGGGCGCAGTCAGCACTTCGCAAACATAAAGCAAAAAAGAAAAAAGAATGGAAAGAAATTTATTCAGGTGATTTTGAAGCAACATCACCATTCGGAACTCATGAATGGTGGGGTGTATGTGAAATGGAAATATTAAATCCTTAAAATTATGAAATCATTTTTAGGCGCTTTATTTTTTGTTGGAGTAATTATTTTGTTTTTTTACTTATTAAAAGATTGTTCTGATAATATGTTTGATGAGATTGATAATTTTCAGGGCGTGGTTGGTGATACGATTATTTTTCAAAACGACACACTAATGATTATTGATTGTTCTATTCTTAATAATAGCTATACGCTTGAGGATGGGAGAACAATAAATTCTGAACTTGTTAGTAAGTTAGGGCGGATTGGTAAAAAAAATGATTAAATATTATGAAAGAATATAAGTATAAGTCCACAAGATTTATTAGATTTATAAATAAGCATACCAAAGATTTCGTTGACATTCCTTTTGTCGGGGGGACTTTCACTACAGATAGAAGAAGGATGGCAAAATTAGCACATTATTATGCTGGGTGGAATATATTCAGTAATAAAAAAGAAAAACCTAAATTTCATTTTTATGTTTTATGGAATAAAGGAGATGGGGATGTTACCATTGGAGGAATATATTTTGGTAAACCATTAAGAGATGGATCAAATATATTGACTTATGGTGTGAATTTAGATACGAATGAAATTATAACAGACGATGTATTTAACAATGGATTAAAAAAAATAGGCATTATTTATGATGATTTTTTCAAATTACTTGAAATAAAAAATATGGCATAATGGACAGAGAACTTTTTATTGACATTGAAACTATTCCCGCAGGAGAATATCCGAAAATTGAACCACCCCCCAGACCTAAGTTATGGGACGTAAAGGTTGGCAACCGAAAAGCTGCACTTGCAGAAGAATACCGGAAACAACAATATCCTATTCTAATTCAAAAATGGAACGAACTCAAAGAGCAAATTGCCATAAAGGTTGACGAGGGATATAGAAAACAAGCCCTCGACTCTCATTTTAACAGGATAGTATGTATAGGATATGCATTTGATGATGATAAGCCTGATGCATTAACCGGGACAGAAGAAGAGATTATTAAATCCTTTCAGGAATTAATAGACAAGAAAGAAAGTAAAAAATATTCTGTTGATATTATTGGACACAACATTCAGGAATTTGACCTTCTAAACATCTACCACAAAGCGATAAAGTATAACCTTTCTTCCTTAACCAGATTTTTAAGGGGTTTTACAGATTATCAAGGTAAAGAACACATAAAAGATGTAATGAAGATTTGGGGCTTTTTGAATTACAAGTATTATGTTGCACAGAACGTCATAGCAGAATATCTTGGAGTTCCTTACAGTAAAGATATGGATGGATCAAAAGTTTTGGATGCATGGAATGATGGGAAGCATCAGGAAATTTATGATTATTGTAAAAAAGATATAGAAACTGTAAGAGGAAATTATCGTAAAATCAATATATGAAAAACGCAAGAAAAAAAGGAATAGGGTACGAGCTCCAGATAAGAAAAGAACTTCGTAAATATTATTATCCAGACTGTGAAACATCAAGGTATGCATCTAAGTATATAGATGATGTTGAAAAAAGGGACTTAATCAAAACAGGATTCCTTGGTATACAAATAAAAGCTCTTGAGCGCACACCGCCATATCATGACATTCTTTCTGAAATGCCAGATGATGATAAATACAATGTAATTTTCCATAAAAGAAATTACAAAGGAGAAGTCGTGGTAATGAAAAAAGAAGATTTTTATGAGTTACTCGACATAATGTTAGCACATGGAGTAAAAATTTAATTATGAGCGCAGATAATGGAATATATATTGCAAAGTTCCCGGATGGTTATAGGATAACCTGCGCACAGGCTATTGAAAATGTAGATTATTTTCCAGAAGGTTCAAAGAAAAGGAAAAAAGAACTTAAATCATATTTTGGCGAAAGTGAAATTTATAAAACAGAGCAAGACGCTTTTAATGCTGCTGTTGAATTGTCTGCAAAGATGGAGGAAGATGAAGAGGAAAATGGTATGGGATTTTTTGTATTAGAATATGGAATTTGTTATATTGGAGAATATGAGTTGTTTTTATAGATATGGGTACATTTGTAGCGTATAAAGGAGAGCGAGAATTATATTTAGGATGTTGTGTTTCTTATATGGATGATGGTCTTTCGCTTGAAATAGAAAACGTGCCCATCATTCGCATAAAAGATAAATTACTCATTGGCATTATAAATTCGCAACTATTCCACCAATATCTCCTTGTTGATGCCTTAAACTTTCCCCAATATACTTTCCAATCAATACTTGAATCCTTAAGGACAATACCGGAAGAAAAAGAATTTGAAAATATAGAACTTTTAATTGTAACAATAGACGGGAATCTTTTACACTGGAAAGGAGGGGTTCTTTATCATGTAAAAAATAACTGGATTGCAATAGGGGACGGAAAAGATTATATAATGGGCGCATTATTCGGGATGAAAAGCATGAGTATTCCAGACAAATCCAAGCTGGAAATAGCTTTAGACAGTGTAAGGGAGTACAGTAAATATACATCCAAAACAATAAAAATAGAGTCGATTGGATAAAGACAGAATAATACAAGCCAGAAACAGCGACATTACTTCTTATTTGGCAAGTAAAGGGCTAAAACCAAAAAGTAAAGGATCGTATTGGATGTATATATCCCCATTACCAAACAGACCGTCAAGAGACACAACGGCTTCTCTTGCGGTAAGCAGAAAATTAAATAAATGGAAGGACTTCGGGAACGATGATAATAAATGGAGAGACGTTATAGATTTGGTAAGAGAGATTGAGGGTTGCGAATTTGGCAGAGCATTAGATATTCTTCTTGGAGAACAGAAAAGTAATGTTCGTATTTTTACGAAAGACACTGCTCCTGACAAGGAAAATATACTTATTGTAGAAAGAAGCGAGGTCAAGGATGATGATTTAATAAGATATATTGAAAAAAGATGTGTTGATGTGGAAATTGCAAAGAAATATTGTAAGCAGATTCATGTACAATTTCCAAACTCTAAGAATGGTAAAACTTATAGATTGATCGGGTTCAAGAATAATCTTGGAGGATATGAATTGAGAAATGGATTTTTTAAGATAAGCACACGCCCTAAGTGGTTCACGTTGATCGGAGATTATGGTGATAGGTATGTATTCGAGGGATTTTTTGATTTTTTATCGTATCTTACAATTAATAAGACGAACACTCCTTTTGGTGTTGCTATTATTCTAAACACCCTAACCACGTTTCCTAATGTTTATAAGTATCTGTCCACCGAAGGGAAAAATAATTTATATTTAGATAATGATGAAGCAGCGGACAGGGCAATAAAAAAGCTTGATGATGTGGGAATTAAGTATATAGATCACAGAAATAAATATGCTCAGCATAACGACATAAACGAATACTTGAAATCATGAGAAGAACGCTTGTTGTTGATATGAATTTTCCTGATATTATTTTTACATTATTGGTTGGGGAAGATAATAGGGTGTTCCATGTGGAACCGAAATTTGATGAACTGCTTCATGCGGATATTTTGCATATTTATGACCAGCACAAAGACGAAGCCACATTCTCTAAGTCCGTCATCTCATTTGATGAGAAAGAAGGCTTAAAAAAAATGATGGAGAAGAACCATGATATAAGTAAACTTATTGATGAATTTGCTTTGGAATTATGAAAGGGTTTAGTAAGAAAGGAAAGAAGAATGAGTTTGAGTTGCTGACACCAATTCAAATAGACTTGGATAAATTTAAGATTGGTCCTAAAACCAATAAAGTTTTAATAGAGGTATTCCCTGAAGATGTAAGAAAAACTGTTGGGGGAATTATAACTCATGGATTAGAATCATATAACTGGGCTGGTTTTGCTACAAGGAGAGGGGTTGTTATTCAGGCGTGTTCTAACATAACCATAGCCGAAGATGATAGAAGTTCTCAAATTTGGGAGTGTGATGTTGAGATTAAGGAGGGAGATACTGTATATGTAAATCATTTTGATGCATGGAACAGCTATATTTTTACAGATGATAATAAACGAATAATGAAACTTGTTCCTTACAATGCCATACAGTTGGCAATACGTGGTAACGAGGTAATTATGTGTAACGGCTACGTACTTTATGAGCAGATAGAAGAAAATGACACGTTTATTATTGCCGGGAAAGAAGTAAAGCGGGTTGGTAAAAAATATATAGAAAATGAAGGGGTGGTAAAGTATGTGGGAAGTTTAAATCGAAAATATCGAATACCTGGTGATAAAAAAGATTTAAAACGTACAGATTATGGTACGGAGGAATTAAAAACGGGAGACAGGTTTTTAATTGAAGATCCGCGTAAAACATGGGATTTGGAATCTTATGCTTTCGCCATATTCGACAATAGAAAAATGTACAAAATCGTTCAGAGGTGGAACATATCGGCGATCTACCCCAGCTAGTAGTTCTTTTAGTTTTCGTTTTGAGCAGAGGCATGTCCTCTGCTTTTTGTATTTTTGCGAAAACTAACGGGATATGGACAAAGTAAAATTTACCGCAGATGATTTTCGTGATCAGAGATTTAATGTTTTAGCCAACACAGATAAATCGGTATTACAATCATTTCCTGAACTTAAAAAATACAAAGAATTTTCTATTAAGAGATCAAATGTGGGGGTAGATCCGGATAAATTAATGAAGTATGCTTTTCTTATGTATTCAGAGAACATACTTTTCAAAACCATCCCAGACTTACTCAGAAGAAAAAAACAGGCAGCCCTTCTTGCAGGCTTCGAAATACTCGCCAAAGGAAAGAAGTTCCCAAAAAACGTAGAAGAGATATTTTATTGCAGACCACAACCAACATCACTTCTTTTTGTCAGGGTAATTCTACTTAACAGAAATCCAATGTTTGAACAGTATTGTGTATATGAACAGGCGAGGGCAATAGAAATGGAAAAACTTCTTCGTTCTGATATTGGGGTAAAGGAAGTGGGTGAAATCAGAAAAAACATAGAGTCTTTCACGGACGATATGTCAAAACTTAGAGAAAGGTTATTTTTAGGAGATGACAGCTCTTCTTTGTTGGATGGCTTATATTACGAACTTGATAATTTCCAATTGGGCATAAGGCCGGAAGAAATAGCTGAAGCTAAACTAAAAGGAACTTTAAAACAAATACTACCAGACCCATATAATTTGAATAATGGATAAAGCGGAGGCAATAAGGCATAATAGAGGGAAGGTTGATAAGTGGATTCTTGATGGATATTCAAATGCGGATAAATTTATTTATTATAATGTTGATGATCCTGATTTACAAAAATTCAAGATAGCATTACCGGAACCGCCAGACTGGAAATTAATAGATAATTATGGTCTACCGGCAAAAGACCAATATTTCCAATACGAGATATACCCTGAAAAGCTGAAGTATGCAGAACGTTCCGTTAGAGAAATGATGAAAAGAAACAGGAGAAAAAATGAATCCCCATTTCTTTTTGAAAGGAAGATTTATGATGCTTTATGGAAAGAAATAGAAGATAAACCAGATGAGTATATTTCTGAAATTGATTGGATTAGAAGACAGTGGTATTTTAGGGAATTTGGAAAATGGGTGTTTATTCATGGCAAGCCAACATTTTTAGACGGGTGGCATTTTTTTTATTTGAATTATTGGCGTTTAGAACAGTTAAAAACAAACGAAGGAAAACCCACATATTGGGAAAGGGATAGGAAATGGTTTCATGCTGTTAGATATTGTTATACAACTACATTAAGCCCGGAGTATAATTCAGACGGAAGTTTAATATTATATCCAGATGGCACACCTAAGATGAAGGATATGGGCGCAAGAACTGTTTATGGCCCAAATTTTTTAAAAGGCAGAAGGGTTGGAGATAGTAGCAAGGGAGAGGATGTAGACGCATGCGAAGTCACAAGTAATTTTGAATTTTATAATGGAATTCAGGGGAATAAAGAAAGTACAGCAAGTGGAATATATGAAGAAAAGTTTTTGTTGGGATTTAAGAAAATGCCATTTTTCTTTAGGCCAATGATGGCCAGCTTTAATTTGGTTAGTGAGGCGAGGTTCACATCCTCTGATTTTATTGGCGGTTTAAATAGTAAAACAGATTATGCTACTACAGCAAAGAGACATTATTATGATTCAAAGAAAATTAATATATTAAATGTTGATGAACTTGGGAAAACAGAAGGGGAGAGTGTAGACCAGAGACATGATGTACATAAGCGATGCGTTGCTCTCGGTGGAGAAATAGAGGGATTAATTCTGTGCAAGAGTACTGTGGATGAAATGGAGCTGGTATCTGCGAAGGAATTTCAAAAACTTACACGAGCATCTCACTTCCAAGATAGAATGACTAATGGACAGACGAGATCCGGCTTAATAAATATTTATTTTCCTATCTGGGAATCTTATCAGGGTTTTATAGGCCCTTACGGAGAACCTATAATTGATAGCCCTAAAGATTATCAAATTCCATATATGTCCAGAATTGTAAAAAATAAAGAAGGACAAATAATGGGTTGTAGGGAATATCTTGAAAATGAAGAGGCAGATATAAGGGCTAGTGGTGATTTGGTGAGACTCGCTGGTTGGAAGAGAATGACGCCCAAAAGTTTTAGGGATTGTTTTGCTAATACGGGAAGAAACCAGATTTTTAATTCTGATTTATTAAATGCAAGACTTAATTATCTTGAATTTGAAGCTGATGATAAGATAAGACCAGGAGATATTGTCCCTGTTTCCGGTTTTGGTGGTCCTGTTAAATTTGTAGATAATCCAAATGGAAGATTTAAAATAAGTTGGCTTCCTTCTGAAGAGCGGCAAAGCCTGATTATAGAAGATCAGGGAATAAAAAGACCAGTTTATAAAACTTCTTTCATAGCATCCGCAGATGCTTATAGGTTAGAAAAAACAGATGGATATAGGGTTTCTGATGGAGGTGGTGCGGTATATTATAAACATGATCCGAACAGAGACCCATCAACAAAACCAGTATCAGAATATGAAACAGCCCGTTTTGTTTGCACATACGTTTATAGACCCCCAACAAGAGATGAATATGCCAGAGACATGCTTAATATGTGCATTTTATATGGGTCCATGATGTACCCTGAAATGAATGTTTCAATTGTAGCAGATAAGTTTATCGAATGGGGCTTTTCCGGTTATCTTTTGTATGATGTTGATATAGCTACCGGGAAAATAAAGAACAATCCTGGATGGACTACCGCAGGCCCAACCGTTAAGGCAAAAATTTTTAATATTATGAGAGACTGGGTGAATCTTCATTCTACACGTTGCGAACATCCTGAAGTTATCAGAGAGCTTCTGGATATTGAAGGCCCAGATGATATGAAAAACAGGGATTTATTTGTTGCTATGGCTGGTTGTTTAATGGGGCAGGAAAGCATGTATGTTGATATTATGAGAACGTTTGAGGATGAAAAAATAGATGTGACAAAGTGGATATAAAATTATCCGTAAATTTGTAAAAATTTTAAAACATGCCTTCAATAATTGCTAAGTTATACGAAGACGCGGGGACGAAAAAAGAATACAAAAAAACAGGAAAGTATACCCTCCCTCTTTACGAAACAACAGACCCAAAGAAAAAAGACACACCAGAATATTGCCGGGACATTACTCGTGCAGCATTTTCTATGCTTATGCAGGATAAAAATTTTCTTCCTGGTACAGCCTATAGTTATATGCAAACGTTGCGTGATTATGGTAATGGCAACCAAAATGAGTCAAAGTACATTAATATGTTCCTTAATGGAGCACCCTCTACTTCATCAACCCCCACATCTTCTTCTTCTGATGTGGATGGTGTATGGACAAGCACCGCTAAAGCAAAGAGAAAGGCATTAGAAAATATTAATACTAAAATAGTAAGTGTTGCTACAAATTTAATGAATGCTATACAGGGGATATTTTCTGTATATGATGAGAATTGTTATGTGAATTCCGTAGATAATTCTTCCATTGAAGAAGAAGAAAGGAAAATGTACGATATATTGTTTGATGTAAAAAATATAGATTTTTTAAAATCAATAAAAAATCAATACGGTATGGATTTGAGTGGGGGCAGCCAAATGCCGTCTGATGTTACATTAGAGGAATTGGAGATTTATAAAGATATGGGGGGATTTCGTGGGGAGCATGCTATCGCTGTGGAAGAGCTTATTAAATATACAGAGTTGATGAGCGATTGGGATTCTATGAAAAAAAGGTATGTGAATGATATTGTTAAACTCAATATGATTTCTGGTTTGAGCGAGTATGATTTGGAGACGTGTGAGGAAAGGTGGAAATATTGTGATTCGGGTAATGTTACCATGCAGTATTCTATGGATGGTGGCTTTAAGGACGCAGAATATGGTGGTTATTTTGAACTTGTTAAAGTAAGCAAGTTGGTTCAAATGGGATTCCCTTCCAAGGAAATTATTAAATCAGCCAAAAAGTATGCAGGTATGTATAATAATATCGCATCTCTTGATTGGGGAAGATATACTGGGCCATCATCTTATGACAATTCTCTTCTTGATATGCAAGTACCTGTTTATCATCATTTTTGGAAGGATTGTAATATAGATAGAAAATTAAAGATAAAAGATGGGTATGGTCGGGAAATAAATCATCGAATAGATTTTGGAAAGGAAATAAAACCCATTAGTGATTATAGAGCAAAAAAGGGAGTAGAACAATCTGAAATAAAGACCAGAAAAAGGATTGTTTATCAATGTTCTTGGGTGGTTGGTACTGATATGGTTTATAATTATGGCCCACGACCCAATCAATCCAGAGAAAGCAAAAAAGAACCAATGTTGCCTATTTTTGTTAGGCGAGGGATAAATGATGATCCAACAATGATGTTTGGATCAATCATAGAAAGTATTATTCCTTATCTTGATAATTTACAAATGGCATGGTTAAAATATCAGGATGCGCTTATTAAATCACATCCGGGTGGATGGGCACTAAACTTAAGGTTGCTTAGAAACTTAACTGTTGGCGGAGAGGAAATGTCTGAACTTGAAGCATTTAATATGTTTTATCATACCGGCAGACTTCCTTATCAGGACATACCCCTTGGAGAAAGGTATCGTGGGGGAGAAGTATTCCCTATTAAACAGATTGAAGGTAATTTAGGCGCATTGATGGCTGTAACAGCAGAAGAAATACACAGAAACCTGCAATTCATAGAAAAAGCTACCGGAATAAATCCGGCTCCTTTAGGACAAACACCGCAAGAAGATCAAACAGCCACAGCCACAAGAATAGCAACAGCAGGAACAAATAATGTTTTAAGACCTTTATTCGATGATATTTTTTCTTTAAAAGAAAAGTTGGCAGATTGTTCTTCTAAAAGAATCCAACTTCTTATTCGTAATAATCCGGCCTCTAGAGACGCTTATGATAGGATTATAGGGGGGAGAAAAGTGGAGATGTTAAGGCAGATGGAAAGAAATGGAGCCGAATATGGGATGTATTTAGAAACCAGGGCTACCGATAAGGAAATACAATCGCTTATGTCGGCAGCAGAAGAAGCATTATCACCGGGAAGGGATGGAAAAATACAAATCAATCTTTCTCAATGGATGTATATATTTGAACAGATACGTTCTGGTGGTAATATTAAAAAGTTATCAAGAGATTTGAGTTTTATGATTCGCAGAAACGAAGAAATGCAAGCCCAGATAGCAGACAGAAACGTCCAGGCTCAAGCAGGGAGACAGGCAAAACAAGAAAATCTTAAAGCACAGCAAGACCTTATTTTAAAACAAGCGGATGCTGTTAAGCAAAAAGATGTAGATAACAATAAAGCAAGAAATGAAGCTAAGTTAGAACAATTGAAATCTAACTTGAAATATAAAGAGAATTTAATGAACACCAAAAAAGAGTTATTAAATGCCATTTCCAACAGACGATACGACAGACAGACTTCTGGAACAGGAGTTGCAGCAAGTTAATCAAGCTTTAATAGACGCTACAGACGCAGAAGCTATTATGGCTAAACAAGGCAAAACCCTTATGGATTTTGATTTGGCTACGGAGACAATTAATGTTGGTCGAACAAAAGCAACTATGAGAGCAGCAGATAATAAGATAAGTTCTATGCAGAGAGCTTCTCGTATAAGCGGCCAGATACCTGTACGTGAAGGAGAATTTGAGGAAAGAACAGATGTTCCTAAAAATGAAGAACAGGATGAGTATAAATTAGCCAGAGAGAGAGTTATGTCTGCACAGGACATTTTAACTCCTGCTTTGTTTAAAAAACACCCGGAATCAAAGGGTTTGTATGAATCAATTATAAATAGCGACATAGTAGACAGGCAGAAATATTTTGAAGATTTGCCGGATTACTATCTAACATCGGATGAAGCCGCAAGGGCTATGGGCGGAGGTAAGGAGGGGAAGGAAAAATATATGCAATACACCAAAGATATTGGATTAACCAGCACTTATTTGAATGAGCAATTTCCTACGTTATATGAGATAGGTGGAGAGAAAGAAACAGATGCGAATCAAATGTTAAAATACGGTTTAAGAAGTGCATCTCTCACAAGGTATAACACAGACCAGCCAAGAACACTTGAGAACATTCGTAAAGAACAGGAAAAGGTTAGAAATTATTTGACAACTAAAGGTTATAGGAAAAAGTAAGTTGTTCAACTCCTTATTTATTTGTTTGTTATAAACGTAATTTTTATTGAATAAAGGTTAGCGAAAGGGCATTTTTTTTCTTCTACTTATCTTTGTACCAGAAAAAACTAACGATTATGTCAGAAACGGAAAATACACAAGAAACTTCTGTGGAAAACACAGAACAAGAAACCGAAGAGACTCAGGAAACCCAATATGATTTAGAAGGGTTTAACAAGCACTTCGGAAGTGATTTTAAAGATGAAGGTTCTTTGAGAGAATTTTTAAATAGTCCTTCGAAATATGAAGAACAACTCAGCCAAAAAGATACTGAGTTACAGTCTGCTTTAGAGAGAGCCCAAAAATATGACTATTTTATCGAACATGCAGACCCTAAGAAGCTATATGGTGATGAAGACACAATGCGTTTCGTATCGTTGAAACAAAAATTTCCTGATAAGGATTTGTCTCTTATATCACAGGTAGTAAGTCCCAATTTCGAAAAGATGTCTAATGTAGACAAGTTGGTACTCGCAGATAAGTTTGAGGTCATTGACCCATCACTTTCTGATGAGGACAGAAGGAGGGGAATATTAAGGTCGCTGAGAATTGATGCCGATGATATATCGGAACTTACAAAAGAAGATCAATACGTCATATCAAGAGAGGTTGCTAAACACAATGAACTCTTCAAGAGCATAAGAGATCACAAACCTGAAGAGGGAGCTTATAATCTTGCTGATGAAATTGAAAAAAACAAGCAGACAAAATCTCAACAATTGGAGGACAGAAAGAAAAAATGGGAACCGATAGCTAAATCCTTGTTGAAGAATTTTGAATCCACCAAGATTTATGATAAAGATGAAAAAGGAAATGATGTTGAAGTCTTTTCATATTCTGTGGATGATACTTTCAGGGAGAAGTTCGCTGAAAAGTTTTTGGAAGATTTGGTTAATTCTGGGCTTGAACCTACGAAGGAAAACGCCCAACAGGCTATGTCCTATATTGACCAGCAATTCAGAACCTCTTATTTTGATAAGATAGTTCGTGAAGCGCAGAAAGCAGCAAGAACGAAAGTAGAGGATGAAACTCATAAAGAGATTCATAACGACAGAGAACAGAACACAGCCCAGAGAGAAACTAGTGGTGAAATTCCGAAGTCAATAAGGGAAAAATTCGGCGTCCAGAGAAATAAGTAATAACTAAAAAACATTTTAAACAATGGCAGCTCAAACATATCCAACATCCGCATCTAAAGTTGGACAATATAATTTCGGTGAGTGGGTTTCAATATTTGATACTCGCCTCGATGAAGGTTATACGGAAGAAATTAATCGTTATGGTTTAGGAAGTCACTACATGGACTTTCTGGAACTTGCAGATTATAAAACCAATTTAACCACAAGAAGTCCCAAGGTCTTTGAAAGGCTTGAATGGGAAACTGCTGTAACGGTGGGAAGTGAAATCGCAGACGGGATTGCCGGGGCAGATATTAGCTTTACTGTTGCTGCTGCTGATGTTGATGCATCAGGTAATTTACCGGTAATGGAAGGAGAGGGGTTGGTTGTTCCTGCTTCTAAACAAACTCCTGCTGAAGACAGAATTTATGTCATTTCAGACATTACTGGTACTACCGTAACGGCATCACCGCTTTCAGCAGACGGGACTACTGTAACCGCCTCGCAGATAAGCGTAGCTATTCCTGTTGGTACGGTTTTGAAAGTGCATGGTATGTACAAAGGTCCAGGGACAGGACAACCTCCGGGACACAATACTTATCGTGCTACCCGCACATACTACACTTCAATTCCAAAGACTTCAATGAATTACGAAGGTGGAATTAATGCCATCAAATGGCGTGAAATTCCTACTGAGAGTGGAATTAATCAAGTATGGATAGAAGGACAGGAATTGGCAGAAAACTTCCACTCCAAGAGAATAGACGACATGATATTCCTTGGGGAATTAAACGACAACGCAGCTTTGACTGAAACTTCTCAGTGGGGAGGTACAAACGCCCGCAGATCATCTATGGGGATATGGAACTGGGGTGGAATCGCAGGTCAAGACCTGACTTTTGATGTGACATGGGAAACTTCTAATCTTTATGATTACAAGGATTTGATCATATCACAGAACGTAGTTTCGAGAGAAGTTGAATTCCTGTATGGAACAGATCTTGGAAGAATGATCGAAGAAGCCAATTTAGATTGGATTCGTGAATTTTCCGGTGGATCAGATTTATTCAGAACAGCCAATGAAATTGGAGTTGACATTAAGTTCTTCAAAGGAAATGGTTTCTTATTCAAATTCCAGGAAATTAAATCTTTTGCCAACCCACTTCGTTGGGGCAACAAAGAATATAATTTCACCAAGTACGGGATAATGCTCCCGAACCAAATGGAATCTGTGGAAATCGAAGGAAGGACAGAACGTCACGCCAATATTGCACTTGGTTATCTGAATAACAATGGTGAAGATAGAACCCGTATTGTACGTGTTCTTGATGGAATGAGTGGGAGAATGGGAATCGCTGTTGATCAGTATGATGGTTCAAACCTGTATATGCTGACTGAATTTGCACCGCTTATTTTCCGTCCTAATCAGATTGTTCGTGTATTACCACAATAATAACACAGGGAGGGTTAATTCCCTCCCTATTTTTAACTTAAAAACTAACGGAGATGTTTATAGTAAACGGAGAAATCCTTTCAAAAACAAAGACACCTGAATTATATAAATGGTATGATGAGAAAATAAGCGCTATTAAGAGCTTAGAAAAAGATACATTTATATTTTCAGCGCACAAAAGACCACATTACGAAACAGATGATAGTGGTCGTAAGAGATTAATCAGACAATTCAAGGCATTGCCGTCTTCTTCCACTATATGGAATGAAGAAATGAAGGAACATCAAACATGGATATTTGCTCCAAGTGTAAATTCCATTACAAATTTAGATGGGATTTCTGTTGTAAAAAACAAACGTCCCATTGTAATAGGAGGGACAACGCTTTTCAGTAAGAAGCATGATATAGATATTATTTTCTTTTTACGATATATTTCAGAGGGTGTAAAGAATGGAAAAGCATTCGAAGTTGATATTGAAAATGACAATATAGAAGAAGCCAAGAAAAACAAGATGGCTGCTAAAGCCCAGTATTTACTTTACGATGACGACTCTCCGATTCATCCGAATAATTTCGGGTCAGAAAAAGCAATACGTGATTTGGGCATAGCTTGGGGCGTTGTAGACGCAATGAAAATACATGTTGATGAAGTAAGAAATAAACTTTGGGAAAAAATTCTTAAGGCTGAAAAAACAAGAGATTTTTCAAGGAGAGGATTTTCTGCTTTTATTGATAAGGTGAATGATACTAAAGAAGCTGCAAAGAGAGCTCTTATATTAAGGGCAATAAATCTTGGTGTACTTACTTATGAAGATGGGTCATGGTCATTACAGGCAGAAAACACAACCACAAATATATGTAGTGTATCACCGCAAATGGAAGGAGAGAAAGAGGAAGTTGTCATTGGATATATACTTGAAAATATTCATTATTTAAGCCTTGTTGAGAAGTCGGTGGAAACAGCATCAGAAAAACAGAAAGAAAAACCAAAGCAGGCAAAAACCGACACAGTTTCTTTTGACAGGATTAAAGCTATAGACCAATGTATAGAGGAATTTGGTTGGAAGAAGGGGGATTTATGGAAGAAAAAGAATGAAGAAATAGAAAACATTCTTAAAAATCAGATAAAGCCTGCTGGCAGTAAATAAGAGTTTCCGTTTCCGTTAGTTCTCATAGTGCGCCCTTCACAGTTTATTCTGTGAGGGGCTTATTAACAGTTAACAAATAAATGAAACTAATCAGGTCAACCAAATGTAGTCTGAAATTTACGACTAAAAGTAAATTAAATGAAATATCGACAATCTTGTTTGAATATGGGAAGGTTGTTAATATCTTTATTCAATATTTTTGGCTAAATCCTGATAAAGCAAGTAAAGTCCTATTATTAAAAGACATTGTTAACATTCCCGAAACATGGTTAAGTGCCAGATTACGAAAGGTCGCAGCACGAGAAGCCATTGATATGGTCATGGCGACAAAAGAAAGATGGAAAAATAATCCTAAAAAGATGGTTATGCCTGTCCATAAAGGTCATGGGATGTATGTTAGTTGTACTATTGCTGATTTAGTACCGTCAAAACAAACTAAAGAATTTGATGCTTGGTTGCATATTGCTTCGATTGGGAATAAGATGATAATGGACTTACCCATTAAATACCATAAACATTTCAACAAATATAATACTATTGGTAAAAGATTAAATAGTTACATCATTACAAAGAACTATGTTCAGTTTAGTTTTGAAATAATAACATTACCTAAACGAGAAGGTAAATTAGCAATTGGTGTCGATACAGGTATTAATGCTCTGGCAAGTCTTAATAATGGTAATCAATATGGTAAGGATATCAAAGGTTGTATAGAGAGAGTTAAAAGGTGCAAGCAAAAATCCAATGGATATTATGTTGCTGAGAGAGCGTTAAAACAACGAATTGATGAAATAGCAAAAGAAATAATAATAAAAGAAAATCCCGATTTGATAGTTGTAGAACGACTAAAGAATATGGGACATAAAACAAAGGTCAAACGCTTGTTGACTAAAAATATCAGGCGTTCTATCGGAACTTGGAATTGGAAGTACTGGCTTAAGAGGTTAGAAGCACAATGCGAGATTAACCGTGTTAGTTTTCGCAGCGTAGCACCTTATTACACCAGCACGACCTGTCCAGTATGTGGTCAATCCGATAGGGGGAATCGAAATGGAGAGATATTCTTGTGTCAGAATTGTGGTCACACTGACAATGCGGATATAAATGCAGGAAAGAATATTTTGAATCGGTTTCTTACGGGACCCTACGGTGTCCGTTACAAGAATTTGACTAATGTGCAAGATTGTGCAATATCAAATTAACGGTTTTATGTGAAAGAGCAGATTTCAAAAGATTAGTAAATTTGTAGAAATTTAAACAAATGACACTTTACGAAGCCCTTGATAATTTTGAAGATCAGTATTTGGAGGCGGTTGAAAGCGGAAGTCTTAGAGAAATAGCAGCACTTGAATCAGACTGGATAAAAATTGATAATGAATATACTCTTTATAGGCTTGCCTTAATAGGAGGAGATGGAACATCCACACAGGAACATTTAGATGTAATAGAATCAATTCTTTCTTCAAATGATTTAACTGTTGACGAAGGCAGTTTAGTCCCCGTTTCTATTGGTCTT